CGTGGCGAGCCTGGAACCGGAGGACAAGGAGCATCCCCGTGTGGAAGTCACGGTCACGGAGGCCCCCGGTCTCAAGGTGATGGCGTGACCGGGCTCGCGTGGCTTCTCCTGGGGAGGGTGTGATGGGCGACGGAAGCGGTAAGACGTTCGGGTATCATGTGCACTTCCGCACCACGGGCCGTCCGTCTACGGTTGGTGGCGTGATCGTAACCGACAAGTGGCAACGGTGCGACTTCTCCCGCGAGGGACGGGGTGTCCCGAATCGGTTGTGGTGTCCCTTGGCCGACGAGGCGGGGTTACTCACCTATGAAGCCGCCCACGCCATGATCGCATGGCTCGATGCCGACGTGGGGCCGTTCTCGTGCCTCGAATACCGGCTAGAGCGCATCGAGTTGTCCTACGAGTACAAGACGGTGTCGCACGGGTTCGGCCCGGTCCGTAACCTTGACGCCGAGGAAAGGGCAATCCAATGGGAGGCGGAATGATCGGGCTCGCGTGGTGGGTGCTGCCGTGAAGTCTATAGAACGGCCAGGAACAGCCCTCAGACGGCCTCAGGGCCCCGAGGAGGGTTGTGGCCCGTAGGGAACCCCCCACCAGCCATGCGCTTGGCTCCGAGGCCGTGGCGATGATTATCACCCAATGCCGGGCGGGGGTCTGGACCATCACGGCCGCCGCTCGGGCCTACGGGATCTCGCTGTCCCACGTCTCCCGCATCCTGAGCGGTCACAAGCGCCAGTCGGTCATGATGATGATTGACCCGTCCTCGTGCGCCCCGACGTACCAAGCCCCGCCCCGTGCGGTTTGTTGCCCCCGCTGTGACACGCCAACTCATTGGGTGAGCTATGAGCATCATGTCACGCGGACGGGTTACGTCGAAACCTATTGCCCTCGGTGTGGATACCGGCCCCTAGGTTGACCGGCCGGTCAGTTTCCTGGGCATCCTGCCCTTGCCGGAATCGGGCAAGGGTCGTAACCCTCTATCATGGCAAAGGCTGGCCGGAAGCCGAAGATCGTCACCGCGGAGCATCTCGTCCAAATCGAGAAGCTCTCAGGGCTCGGCCTCACGGAAGCGAGCATTGCCTGGATCATCGGCATGCACCCCACGACGTTCATTCGGCACAAGGCCACCGATGATCGTATTACGCAAGCGTTAGAAAACGGTAAGTCTAAGGCACAGCGAGAGATCAGCGATGTCCTCTACGAGAAAGCCAAGAGCGGCGATCTCGGGGCTATCGTGTGGTGGGAGAAGACCCGCGCCAACCGCCATGAGCGGTTCCGGCAGGAGTTGACAGGGGCCGATGGCGGTCCTATCGAAACCAAGACCAGCGGGGCGGATGACGCGCTTGACTACCTCCGTAGCGAGCTCGCTCGCATCGGCGAGCGCCAGCGAGCAAGGCCGGCTCTTGCGTCGGCTCAGCCCGCAGCAGCGCGAGGCGCTTAGATGGGACTGGCGGTTCTGGGCCCGCCCGAACCAGCTCCCGCCGGAGGGCGACTGGACGGTCTGGCTCGCCATGGCCGGTCGCGGGTTCGGCAAGACGCGGATGGGAGCCGAATGGGTCCGGGCGCGCGTCACGGCTGGGGTGGCCCGGCATGTGGCCCTCATTGCCCAGACGCCCGGCGACGCCCGCGACGTCATGCTCCATGGGCCGTCCGGGCTCCTCTCGGTTGGGCCCGAAGTGTTCCGGCCGCGCTACGAACCCTCGAAACTCTTACTGACCTGGCCCAATGGCGCGATCGGTCATGTGCGGTCTGGGGCCGAGCCGGACAAGATCCGCGGCTTGAATGTGGATACGGCGTGGTGCGACGAGTTAGCCTCGTGGCAGTATCCCCGAGAGACCTGGGACTTGCTTCAGTTCGCCCTCCGGGTCGGGGACCCGCGGGCCTGTATCACCACGACCCCCAAGCCCCTGATGTTGCTGAAAGAGATCATGGGGGCGTCAGGCACGGTGCTCACCCACGGTACGACCTACGAGAACCTGGCCAACCTCGCCCCCAAGTTCTTCCGGGATATCACGACCAAGTACGAGGGCACGACTCTCGGGCAGCAGGAGTTGTACGCTGCGCTGTTGGAAGAAGCCGCGGGGGCGCTGTGGACTCGGGCGATCCTGACCGCCAGCCGGCGGAAAGAAGCCACGGCCATGAAGCGGATCGTCGTAGCGGTGGACCCCGCGATCAGCGCGAAGGGGGAAAGCAACGAGACGGGCATCGTGGTGGCGGGTCGAGGGACTGACGATCACGGGTACGTTCTGCGGGACCTGTCCGGTCGGTATGGTCCGGCAACGTGGGCGGATCGGGTGATCCAGGCGTACCGGGACAGCAAGGCAGACCGCATCGTGGCGGAAGCTAACCAAGGCGGGGACATGGTGAGCCACACCCTGCGGACGGTGGACCCGAAGGTGCCGATCCGGCTCGTCCATGCGAGCCAGGGGAAACGGACTCGCGCGGAACCCGTGGCGGCACTCTTCGAGCAGGACCGGGCGCACATGGTGGGCAGTCATCCCGCGCTTGAGGACCAGTTGGCGACCTGGGAGCCCTTGGGCAACCTCCCCTCGCCGGATCGGTTGGACGCGATGGTGTGGGCGCTCACGGACCTGTGTCTGGATAAACAGGCCCCGCGTGCTATGCCGGGCGCGGTAGATCAACCCAACTACTGGACGGTGGCATGACCGCGCCCCGCACGTCGTTCGACCTCATGACGGAACGGCTGAACCCGAAACCCGTGCCGATTGCCCGACCCGGTGTCGAGTTAGGCACGTCCGGCCTGTCGCGGACTGGTGGCTGGATTACCGAGGAATTCCTGACTGACCTCCGCGGGCAACAGGGGCTCAAGAAGTACCGGGAGATGCGGGATAACTCGCCGGTCGTCGGGGCGATCCTCTATGCCATCGAGATGATGGCGCGGGAGACCGGCTGGCGCGTGGAAGCCGGGACCGAGGATGCATCTGGAGAAGCGGCGCGGCTCTTTGTCGAGGAATGTCTGGAGGACATGTCGGCCCCGTTCGCTGACACCTTGGGCGATATCCTCTCCTGTCTGCCGTTCGGGTTCAGCTTTCACGAGATCGTCTACAAGCGCCGGCAGGGACCGCGGCCGAACGCTCCGGGGGAGTCGAGCCAATTCACGGACGGGAAGATCGGCTGGCGCAAGTGGGCGATCCGCGGGCAGCTCACGCTCTGGCGCTGGGTGCTTGACCCCACGGGCGGGATTCAGGGATTCGAGCAGATGGACCCGAGTGTCCAGCGGGGGCCAGTGCTGATCCCGATCCAGAAGGGCTTGCTGTTCCGCCCCTTCGCGTATCTCAACAATCCCGAGGGCCGCTCAATTCTCCGCACGGCCTACGTCCCCTACTACTTCTGCAAGCGCATCCAGGAGATTGAGGCGATCGGGATTGAGCGGGACTTGGCGGGCTTGCCGGTCGTGCGTATTCCCAACGAGGTGTTGGCGGATGCGAGCAAGGCCGAGCCGTGGAAGAAGCTCGTCCAGGATGTGAAGCGGAACCAACAGGCCGGGGTCGTGATTCCCTCGGACCGGGACGACAAGGGGAATCTCTACTATGAGCTGACGTTGCTCTCAACGGGTGGCGAGCGACAGGTGCCCACGGAGCAGGTGATTACGCGGTACGAGACGCGGATCATGCAGACCGTGCTGGCCGACTTCATCCAGATGGGCCAAGCGCAGGTCGGGACGCAGGCATTGGCGCAGACCAAGGCAGGACTGTTCGCCACGGCCATGGGCGCGTTCCTCGACAGCATTGAATCGGTGATCAACCGGCATGCCATTCCCCGGCTCCTGGCCATCAACGGGATGCCGTTGGAGGCACCGCCGGAGTTCCACTTTGACGAGATCGAGTACGAGGACGTCGGCCAGTGGGTCGAGGCGTTGAGTAAGCTGGCGGGTGCGGGTATGCCGATCTTCCCCGATCCGCTGGTCGAGAACGTGGTGCGCGGGAAACTTGACTTGCCTGAGTTGACGGAAGAGGAGATCGAGCAGCGGCAGCAAGAGGACGAGGCGGAGAAACAGGACGCGAAGGAACGGGAGCGGTTGATGGCGGACGCGGCCCTTGCGGCGGCGCAGAACCCACAGGGGGCCGGGAAGCCCCAGGAGGCGTAAGGCGATGGCATTCAGGGATACCGGGCGTGTCCAGGAGACGGTCCACATCGAGGAGGGGTACGGGGCGCAGGAGTCGTTCCTGTGGCGATGCCGAACGGACGTCGAGGACCGCTACGTGGCCCCTTATGGCGCGTATCAGCCGGGCGACGTGGTGCGGCAGACGATCTGGGGCAATGTGCTGGCCAACGGGGGCGCGGATCTCTTCTGGGACCGATTGATCACCCCGAACCCCTCGACGTCGAGCACCGGGGCGGTGGCGCAGGCGTACAGCACCAAGGCGGCGATTGGTGTAGGGATCAGCACGGCGACGGCGACGGCCGCGCAAACGGGCTTGCAGGGAACGACGGCGGCCACGCAGACGGCCTACAAGATCATGACGACAGGTTACCCAACGCACACCACGGGGACGAGCACGGCGGCGCGGAGCGCGGCCTTCCGGGCGACATTCAGCACGGCGCAGGCCAACTTCGCGTGGCAGGAATGGGCGCTGTTCAATTCGACCGTAGCGGCGACGCGGCGGATGCTGAACCGCAAGGTGCAGAGCCTCGGCACGAAGACGAGTGCTGCAACCCGGCAGATCACGCTGACGTTGACGCTCTCGTAGGTCGCCGTGGCTCGGGTTGCGATGCTGGACCGGCCGCCGTGGCTCTCGAACACGGCGCAAGCGGTCACGGAGAGTATGGTGGTGGCCGAGACTGCGGCCACCGTGGATACCGTGGTCGGGTATCACGGCTACGTCTCCCCGACCGGGGATAACGGGAATGATGGCTTGACGACGAGTACTCCGTGGCAGACGTTGGCCTACGCTATTGGGCAGTTGTCGGCGGGCCAGAAACTCGGTCTCCTGAACGGGACGTTCACAGATGCCATCGGGACCGTGAAAGCCAACATGATCGTCTCCGCGGTGAACGATGGACAGGTGATCCTCGGCGGGGCGTTCTCCCCCGGTGATGTCGGGTTCTTCATGCAGGGGATTCGGGTCGTCAGTAGCACCCAAAAGAGTCTCGGGGCGAACAACACCTACATGCGCATGTCTTTTGTCGGGGGGCCAGCGTGTGGGAATACCGTCAACAGCCTGATTGGCGCCAATACCGCCGTCTACAACTCGGCCTTTTTCGGGACCGGGGGTCGCTACCTTCTGCTCCCGTTCGAAGTGACCGGGGTCACGCTGGCCAACATCATCCTCCGGCCCGATGGGGGTTGGGGAGAGGGCGATAGTAGCTGTACGGAGTTCGAGCCTCACGCGGCATTCAACCTCTACGACAGCACAGGCTTCCTGGGGTACCGGATCGTGATGATTGACGCCATCGGGACAGCGCACAGTTCCAGTGAGCGGTTGGGGGGGATCGGGGTCAATACCCATACCGCGGCGGGGAATGTCGGCGTCTTTGGGGAATGCATCGCTGTCAACTCGGGCGCGTTCGGGCGGTTCTGGTCTGATGGGTTGGGCTCGCATAACGTGACGTTCAACGACTGCGAGAGCTTCGGGAACAACTACGAATACGGTATGACCCGGAACGTGCTCGGCACTACGACCGCGACCCGATTCGATACGGACGCGAATACGCCGGTGGCGTCATTCAAGGGTACGACGAACCGTACCACGGGTTCCCAGTTGGCGTTGCCCACGGATTTCTTGAATGATGCCCGCTGGGCCACGGAGATGCAGGCGATTCGAGCCGGGGGATGGGGGGACAGCGGGTTGAGCCTGAGCGCCTACGTGGAGTCCTTCCGACCATGAACGCCATTATCGCCATGTCCAGGATGATAACATGGCAGTAACTCGGGACGTTAGTAGGCTCGGCGTCGCCGTTGCGACGAGTCTGACCTACGCCCAGAACTCGGTGTCCGGCACACCGAACGGCATCGTCGTGTTCGTGCTGACGACGAGCGGGATGGATGTGATCACCACCGTCACGTATGGGGGTGTCGCCTGCACGGAGATCGCTGGCTCCCCGCTTCTCAAGGCCACGACCGAGACGATGGGCGTGCATGCCTTCTTCCTCGGGCAGAACGTGCCGACTGGTGCGCAGAACGTCGTCATCACCGCGACCGGGACCGTCGTGATCGTCGGCATAAGCGAGACGGTGGACAGCGACATTGGTGCTGACACCTTCATCTCCGCTATCAACACCGCCATCAGCAGCGACTCCGTGGCAAATCCCGCCGACACGCTGGCGCTGTTCAATCACGTCTCCCTCGTCGTGATGGGCTTCATGTCGGGGCACGACGATGCCGCGGACTGCTCGCCTCTCACGGGTTGGACCTCGCGGCACGAGGGGAACGCGGGCACGGTGACAGAGGGCATGTACGAATACGACACCGTGGCGGGTGCAGACGTGGGGATCGGCTGGACACAGACGGCCGAGGACGCGATCGCAATCGCGGTCGGAATCACGGACGGGGCGATTGTCGCCGACACGGGGATCCTCGACGGGGAAACCGTGGCCCTCGCGGAAACCATCGGCCAGAGCGACACCGTCACGCTCGCGGAGACTGACCCCGCCCTCGCGGAAACGCTCACCGCCACGGAGACGGGCGCTCTGGCGGAAACAAGCGCCACGACCGCTGATCTGTTCACGGGGACGGATACCGGCACGCTAGCAGACGATATCGTTGAGTTGGCCGATGCGGATGAGGATGACGCGGACGGCACGCTGGCCGACGCGGTGGCGGACCTCCTCGAAAGTCTCGCGCTCACGGAATCCGCCACAATCGTCGAAAGCGTCGCCGTGGCTGAGACCATGACGGCCACGGATACCGGGACGCTGGCCGACGTGATGGCGCTCCTGGAAACTGTCGCGGATACTGAAGGGCTCACCCTGAGCGAGACCTTGGCGCTGCTGGATGCGATCGCGGCGACGGACAGCGGGACACTGGGCGAGTCGGGGGATCTGCTGTTCGCGGGCATCCCCCGTGCGACCGCATCCCTCATATCCCGATTACAGGCCCACGCCGCGACGCTGGCGCGCCTCAAGGCTGCCGCTTCCGTATCACCCCGGTTGACCGGGGATGGAGATGTACTCCCATGATTGCCGATGCGTGGTTCCGCGGGAACGACATGATCGTCCGGCTTGACCTCCTGCGGTCGAGCACGGCCTCCACGAGCAGCTACATCGCGAGTTCGACCGGCGTGTCGCTGCATCTCTGGAAAACCCTGACCACGGCGAGTACGGCCAACCGGCTGACGACCGCGGCGCTCAACGTACCCTACCTGAGTGTGTCCGGCCGGTATCAGTTGGTTGTGGGCTCTACGGCAGGAAGTCCAGCGGCGAGTATCACCAGCACGATGCGAGGGCTGGCCATCCTCACCGTGGCCCACTCGGGGCTCAACGGCGAATTCCGGGTGCGGTGGCGCGGTGAGGACCGGGGGACAACGTAACGGCCTCAATCACCCGGCGTGCTCCCTGGCCATCTACCTTGTCCAGGCTAGCCCGGGAGAGCCGCTCCCGGGTCGCCGTATCCCGGATGATCCGGGCCGTTTGGGTCCGGTTCAGGGTCGGGAACCCGGCGGATCGCCACGGCCCCAACAGTGGCGCCTGGGTCTCCTCGTGTGCGCTGTAGACGATGGTGGGAATGCCGCAGGCCAGGCATTCGAGCGCCGTCACCCCTATGCCCACGATGGCCAAGTCTGCTACAGCGAAGGCCGCCAGCGCGTCCTGGTAGCCGTCCACGGTTCGGAGCGTGACCCGGGGGAGCCGGCCAGCGTACCACTCCACGGGATGGGGCCGATTGCCGTAGAGGAGCACGGTGACGCCAGCGAGCGGGGCCCGGCCCAGACTGAGGGCGATCCGGGGCCACGCGTCGAGATTGCCAGTGCCGCCGAGGCCCACGAGGATCGTCTGTACGGCACCGGCCCGGACCCGGCGCAGCTCTCGGAACCCTGGGCGGATCGTGGCGTAGCGCGCCCCACAGTAGGCGAGCGCCACTCCGAAGTAGCCGAACCGCTCTGCGCCGACGTTGGGGTTGACGATGGCCTCGAGGCCGGTCCCGATCAGGCCCGCTACGTCATCGTAGGCCACCACAGGCTTGTGGCCGTAGTCCGCCACGAGGCGGGGGAGATGCCGGTAGGAGTCCACGATCACGAGATCCGCCACGCCAAGATCAGCCGGGTTGGCCTCGGGGACAATGGGACACGGGACGGGACCCCAGGAGGCGGGTGGGCGGGCAACGCCCTCCGGGATGGCGATCACGGGATCATGACCGAGCGTGACGGCGGCCTCGGCTAGCGCGAGCATCCGGGCCACATGACCGGAGCCTGCGGTGGCGTGGTTATCCGCGATCAGGAGGATCTTCATACCGTGAGGGCGCGGATACGGTCGAGGTCGGCCGGGGTGTCCACGGAGAGGTGGGGGAAGGAACCCAGTGCTGTCTGGTACTGCGTGACATGCTGGCGATTCGCGCCGACGGTGTGTTTGTCCAGCCATCCCAGCCAGCCGCGGTGTGCCACCTCAACCTCGAAGCCACTCGGGACGCGGCGGGTCGGATGGACGTTACTGACGTACATCTCCCCTGTGGTTTGTGCGCGCGTGACCATGCCGCGAATGACGGCGGGTTCCACCAGCGGGCAGTCGCTGGTTACGCGCACGACCCATTCCGCTGGATGTGCCTTGAGACAGGCCATGTACCGCCCGAGCACATCGTCCTCGGGCCCGTCCCACTGGAACACGGGGGCGTCAATCGTTTGCAGGTAGTCCGCCAGCGGATCGTTCTCCGCGCTCGCCGGGATGGCCACGACGGTGTTCGGCACCGCCTGATGGCACCGGGTGTAGACGTGCCAGATGACGGGATGGCCGTGCAGGTCGGCCATCACACAAATGACGCTCATATTGCCTCCCGGACAACCCGAATCACCGTTGCCATCTCGTCCTCCGTCATGCTTGGGTATAAGGGAATGGATACCACCCGGTTGGCGTGCGATTCTGCCCCAGGAAACGACCCGGCCTGTTCCCACGCGGGTTCGGCCGGGATCGGCCGGTAATGGACTTGGGTCCCCACGCCCTGACTCGCTGCGTAGGCCCGGAACCGATCCCGCGCCGCAGGACCGGGGAAGAGGAGCTGGTAGAGGTGCCGGGCGCTTTCCGGATCATGGTCCACCGGGTAGCAATGGCGCAGCCCCATGAACGCCTCGTCGTACTGGGCCGCGATCAGTCGCCGTCGCAGAACACCATCCTGATATCGGGCGAGCTGGGACCGGGCCAGGGCCGCCGTGAGTTCGCTGAGATGGCCGTTGGTGCCGACCGTGATGGCTTTGCCGTTGAGTCGGCCAGCATCCCGGAGGCACCGGACGAAGGCGGCAATCCCGTCCTCGTTCGTGAGCACCGCGCCGCCTTCCCCTGCGGCGACATGCTTGCAGGGATGGAAGGAAAGCACCGTGGCGATGGCGGATGGCGGATGGTGGAGCGGTCCGTGGCAGGCGTCCACGATGCCCGGCCAGTGCCCTGGGACAGGCTGGCCGCCCAACGTGACGAACACGGCTGCCGGGTCAGGCGTACCGAGCGTCAGCCCGGTCCGGGCATCGCAATCGCGGAACACGACTCGGCGCCCGACCAACGCAGCCGCATTCGCGGTCGCGAGGAAGGTAATCGCGGGGACCTGTACCTCCGGGGATGGGCAGGCAGCGTAGGCCAGTTCCAAGGCCATCGTGCCGCTCGATACTGCCACGGCGTGAGCCGCGCCTGTGATGGCACAGAGATCAGTTTCGAGCGCCGCGGTTTCTGGCCCGCGGGTCAGGTAGCCGGACCGCAGGGCGCGGAGGACCGCGGCCTCATCCTCAGGGGTGATCTGATGGCGGGCGTAGGGAATCATCGGACCGTGATAGGTCCCGTCACGCAGATTTGCGCCACCGCTACGATACTGTCCCCGGCCTCGGTATATAGCGGGGCCTCTACGATGTAGTCCGCATCTGCGCAGGGATCGGTCGGGTCGGCGCAGGCACAGACCAGAAGAACAACCGCGAGATACTTCATACCCCCTCCAATCGCTTAGTGAGTTCAGCCACGTCCAGCCAGTCCGTGTTCTTGTCGCTGCGCATCGGCCCGTCCCACGGACTCACAATCCCTGTTTCGTAGGGAGCCACGATGTCCTCGTGCAACTTCTCGACGCCGCGCATCCCGATCACATCGAGCGGCGTCGTGCTGCGCTGGATCGCAAACGCGAGGTCCACGAGCTTGAACGAGGGCATCCGGGGCACGTAGGTACGGCCGGCAGGTTGGCCAGCGACCCACAACGCGAAATCCACGGCCTCGTCTATGGTCATCCAAAACCGCGTCATGCGAAGGTCGGTAATCGGGAGTTTCCGGCCCTCGTCTACGAGCCGCCGCCACAAAGGGATCACCGACCCCTGGCTGCCGGCCACGTTGCCGTAGCGCATGACCGAGAACCGTGGGGGGCCGCCAAGGTAGGCGTTGGCCTGAATGACGTAGTTCTCGGCCGCGGCTTTCGTGAACCCGTACAGCGTGACCGGGGCGCAGGCTTTATCCGAGGACAGAAACACCACGTGGCACCCGGCCTCAAGCGCCGCATGGATCACGTTGGCGGTCCCGATGATGTTCGTCTTGACCGCTTCATCAGGATCGTACTCGCACGCTTCCACCCGCTTCAAGGCCGCAGCATGAAACACCAGATCCACGCCGCGGAAGGCGAGCCCCAAGCGTTCCCGATCCCGGATATCCCCAATCAGGAACCGGAGGCGTTTGTCAGGGAACCGGGCGGCCATCTCGGCTTGTCGGTGTTCGCCGCGGGACAGGAGACGGAGTGTCCGAATATCCGTCTGGAGAAGTCGAGCGGTGGCGGCTTGGCCGAAGGTACCTGTGCCCCCGGTAATGAGGACGGTATGTCCGTCCATGGTCATCGAACGGCCTTGAGGGCGGCCCGGCAGATGGCGAGTGCTAACGAGGGCTGTGTTTTCATCTCAACGTCGTAACCGTCCTCAGGAACTGAGGCGCCGCAATGCAACCCTACATCCCAGCCCCACTGTGGCTCAAAATGCAGATTCCAAAGCCAAAGCCGTAGTGGAATCATCTTCTTTCCACCACGAGCACTCGATTTCAGGACCTCCATTGCCGCCGCGATGTCGGTGGACGGTTTCCAACCATCTGTTGTCCACACCATGCCACGACTGTCAGGACCACCAGCCCAATGGGGATAGCCGGTAGTGTCTAGGTGCCACCCCATCACCTTCTCCGCCACGAGCGCGTCTAGTTCCCGGCCCGCTGGCATCTCGTCGCCGATGTTGTCCATGGTTCCTATGCTTAGGGGCTTGCCCTTCAAAGGGCAAGGGCCTAGGGTAGCGGTATGCGGGTGCTCTTTCTCGGAAACGGTACTTGGCCCCACCCCTGGGTCCGGGAGCGGTGTATCGCCATGGTGAGTGAGCCGCTGACGGAGGCTCCCGGCGAGTACGAGCTAGGGTTATCGTGGGGCTACCGGCACCGGGTATCCGCTGCCATTCTCGCCCGGCTCCCCATTGTGAACCTGCACACCGGCTATCTCCCGTGGAATCGCGGGGCCTACCCAAACGTCTGGCCGTTACTGGATGGTTCCCCTGCCGGGGTGACGCTGCATTGGATGGCCCCGGAGATAGACGCGGGGGACATCATCGCACAGGAACGGGTCGCGGTAGATCCGTGGGATACCGCCGAGTCATTGCACGCCCGGCTCACCGATGCGGCGTTAGAGCTCCTCTGGCAGACCTGGGCGCGCATTGTGGACGGCACGGCCCCGCGGATACCGCAGACAGGCCCAGGGACGGAACACCGGAAACGGGACTTAGAAGCCGTGACGCTCCGGCTTGGGACGACCATGCCGGTGGGGCGGGTGTTGGCGATCCTGCGGGCGCGAACCTTTGCCGGGTATCCGGGTGTGCGGTTCACGGAGGACGGGCAGACGTGGGACGTGACGGTGGATTGCCGGAAGGTGGAGCCGTGATTGCGATCGCCGGTCGTCCCATCGGTCCCGGCCATCCCCCATTCGTCGTGGCGGAGATCAGTTGCAATCACCTAGGTAGGAAAGACTGGGCCCTTTGGTTGATTCGGGAAGCGCGCGATGCGGGCGCCGACGCCGTGAAGTTCCAGCTCTACACGCCAGACGACATGGCCGAGAAGGACGGCCCACCGCTCACGTCAGGACCGTGGGCGGGCCGGACTCTGTACGATCTCTATACCGAGGCCATGACACCGCGGGACTGGTTTCTGGAGTTGTTCGCATTGGCCCGTGAGTGCGGCCTGATTCCGTTTACCTCCGTGTTCAACCCGGCGGACATCCCGTTCCTCGAATCGCTCAACTGTCCGGCCTACAAGATCGCCAGCGCGGAGATCGGGTGGCTGGACCTAATCCAGGCCTGTGCCGCCACGGGCAAGCCGGTGATCCTCAGTACGGGCATGGCGGATCAGGGCGACGGTGAGGGGGAAATCACAAGAGCAGTAGACGCGGCCGACCTGTCTCCCGTGGCGCTCTTGCATTGCGTGAGTGCCTATCCAACTGCAATCCGAGACGCCAATCTATGGAATCTCAAACGGCTACGCGGTTACCCGGTTGCGACCGTGGGCATCTCCGACCACAGCCTCGGGGACATCGTGCCGATAGCCGCGACCGCATTGGGTGCGTGCGTGATTGAGAAGCACCTGATGCTGCCGGAGACACACCCGCTGGATGAGGGCCACAGCTTGACCCCGGACCAGTTTCGCCGCATGGTGCAGAACGTGCAGGCGACGTGGGCGGCGATGCAGCAACCCAAGGGCGACGCGGAACAGGCAAGCCGGCAATTCAAGCGGCGGCTGATCAACGGGAGGTGGCTGCGTGAATGCGCGGAGCCAGCACCCCATGCCTAGG